CTGTGTACATTCTTAGTTGTCCTGAAAACATAGTTATACCTCCTCAACGATTGGAAAATAATCTAATTCATTGATGAACCATCTCTGTATGTATTTACCATATGAGTCTTTTAATGTGAATACTTCCTTCCAGACATCATCTCTTAAATTAGATTCTATTAGTTTTTGGTTCTCCTTATCCATCTCATCAGATGTTAAGATTACCAAGTAGTTGACTAGTAAATCATCTATATTGCAGCCGAGTGGATTATCCCAATGTATATCTACAATATAATCTGTTATTGCCTCGACTTGGTCCGTGTATCTCTGAATGTGGAATCTCTCCATTCTTGCCTCAACGAGTGCCTCAAGATTGAATCTTTCTAGTGTTGTAAGTTCGTAGTTGTTATTCATTTTAGTTCTCCTTATTAATCAATTCTAATTACAAAACCTGCAATCTCACCATAACTCTCAGGTAATCTAAATACTGTGTAATATTTACCTTTATATGACACGGCTTCTCTTTTCTGCTCACCCTTCCTAGTGTTCCCGATAGATTTTGATTTTCTGGTGATTGTCTCAACATAATCACCTCTTAGTCCGTTGTAGTTTGTTATTACTTTAACTGTTCTCATTGTGTATTTCTCCTTGTTGTTATCGAATACAGTTACCATCTTAATGATATTCTGCTGCCTGTCAAGTCTTTTTATTACTTTTTTTAATAAATATATTGAATTAGTCTAATCGTTCCATATTTGCTCATATTTGGACGATTGTTGTCTACCCTGGTATTACTATGTCTTTTCAATAAGTGCAGGTTCGATACACTTTTGTTGTGTTAATGTTATAGACTGTTGTATAAATACTACTGTTGCATAGATGATACATACTGTTGTATTAATACTACATATGTGGAAATATTCATAATCACTCATATTCTCTCTTAAAATTCTTATGTCTCCCTCAGGAATAATTCTCACGATAAATCTCACGACTCACACAGCCAACTATAGAATAATATAACGATATTCTAATATAATAATATACTTAGGTTGATAGGGAGGGGACACCCAGGTGGCTTGGTAACTTTAAGATTAACACTCCCCGCCAGATGGGAGAGGATTTGGCTACTATAGGTAAAAAATAACTGTAATCTGAGGTAAAAAACTCAGGGATTATATAAAAATTAACTAATTCTAAGGTAAAAATCGGGGTAGAATAAAATAAAGTTGAAAATCAAAGTAAAAATCTGGTATAATATACCTAAGAGAAATACAAAAGTGAGAACGGTTATCTCTCTATAGTTAACCTAAAGACTAATCTTTAGATAATTAACTTAATAGTGTATATATCTTAATAGTATAATCACTTAATAGTATTATTATCTTAAAGGTATTATAGCTTAATAGCTTTATATCTTAATAGTCTAATCACTTAATAGATATAACTTAATAGATTATGACTAAAGATACTAAAGATAAGCCAAAGAGACCAAGAGGAAACCCAGCACTAAAGAAAGGTGTTTGTCTTAACCCAGCAGGGCGTCCTAAAGGTTCAGTGAACAAATATACTGAACTGAGTAGAGAATTGATGTCTAATAGAGGTCCTGAAATTGTCCAGAAAGTAATAGATATGGCAATGGAAGGAGACAGAACTTGCTTGAAGATGTGTATGGACAGAATATTGCCTACAACTAAAGCAGTAGAATTCAAGAGTGGTAATGATAAGGGTAATGTTGTCATTAACATCGGTGGCTTAGAAAATAAAGTAATAGAAGCCACACAAGAGAAAGAATTAGAGTATGACGAGGGAGTAGAAATTGAAGATGCCCAAGTCGAGAATAAAATAAAAGAGATAAGTAATGGCTAAAGAACTGGATGTTCAACTTCATCCAGCACAGCTAGAAATCTTTAACTCAGAGGCACGATTTAAAGTAGTGTCTGCTGGAAGAAGATTCGGTAAGTCTAGATTAGCTGCCTGGATGTTAATCATTAAGGCACTACAATCAGACAAGAAGGATGTCTTCTATATCGGTCCTACCTTTCAACAAGCCAAAGATATTATGTGGCATATGCTGAAAGAGTTGCTGCACGGCACAGACCTGATAGAACAGACACACGAGAATACTGCTACTATGACTTTAGTCAATGGCAGAAAAATCAGTCTCAAGGGGTCAGATAGACCCGACACACTACGAGGAGTGGGACTGGCATATGTAGTTCTAGATGAGTATGCTTCTATGAAGGTAGAAGTATGGGAACAAATCATCAGACCTACACTGGCAGATGTTAAAGGTGGGGCGTTATTCATCGGTACTCCTGCAGGTAAGAATCATTTCTATGACCTGTGGCAGGAAGCAGATGACCCTAAGAATGAAGATTGGGAGGCATTCCAGTTCAATTCTACAGACAATCCTTTAATTGACCCAGAAGAGATAAAAGTTGCTAGAGAGACAATGTCTACTCAAGCATTCAGACAAGAATTTGAAGCTTCTTTCGTCTCATTCACTGGTGGTATATTTAAGAATGACTGGATTAAATATGATGATGAAGAACCTGAAGAAGGTAATTATGTCATAGCAGTCGACCCAGCAGGTTTTGAGAATGTAGAGAAGGAAAGAGGATTAAAAGGTTCTAAACTAGATGAAACAGCTATTGCAATCGTTAAAATTGATGGTGACCACTGGTGGGTCAAGAATATTCTCCACGGTAGATGGTCTATCAAAGAAACTGCAAGAAAGATTCTCACAGCTGCTATCGAAAATGAAGCAACTACTGTCGGAATTGAAGCAGGGTCGTTAAAGAACGCTATACTACCTTACCTAGAAGACCAGATGAGAGTAGACGGTCGCTGGGTGACAATTACAGATGTAACCCACGGTGGTAAGAAGAAAGCAGATAGAATTACTTGGGCTCTACAGGGAAGACTAGAACACGGTAAGATAACATTTAACCCAGATAAGTCGTATATAGACGATTTAGAGACACAACTAATAGAGTTCCCTACTAGAGGCACTCACGATGATATTATAGATGCGTTGGCATATATCGACCAGGTAAGTGTAGCAGACTTTATGCACACTATAGAACTTGAGGAAGATTGGCAACCAATGGATGAAATGGCAGGATATTAACTTATGGCACAAGAAGAAAACGACTACCAAGCATTATCTAACTGGTTGATGACCAGACTAGACGATTGGCGTGATTTCAGAGATACTAATTATCTTGCTGATTGGGATGCCTATTATCGTACTTGGAGAGGTTTCTGGCAACCAGAGGATATGGTACGTTCTTCTGAGAAGTCTAGAATTATTACACCAGCTCTACAACAAGCAGTAGAAGCTTCAGTAGCTGAATTAGAAGAAGCTACATTCGGTAGAGGTAAGTGGTTCGACATTAAAGATGATATGTTGGACAACGATAAGAGAGATGTAGATTATGTCCGTAATTTACTACAAGAAGATTTAGAAGACACTGGTTGTAAAGATGCTATCTGTGAGACATTCTTAAATGGTGCTATCTATGGTACTGGTATCGCTAAGATAATTGTAGAACAGACTAGTAAATTCAGACCTGTCTCAGTACCTGTAGAGGGTACTATGACTTCTGTGAGACAGATTGAGGAGTATGCTTCTATAGATGTCAAACTAGAAGCAGTATCTCCTAAAGAGTTCTTAATTGACCCAGCAGCGAATACAATCAATGAAGCACTAGGTGTCGCCCACGAAGTATATAAACCTCGTTATATCTTAAATGAAGGCATCGCTAATGGTGTCTATAGAGATGTAAACGTACCTGCAGATGTAGATGAAGTAGACTTCGGTTATGACCCAGAGATTATGCAAGATGCTGGTGACCAGATAAAGATTACAGAGTATTGGGGTAAAATACCTGCTAAATACTTAAATAAAGACGAAACAGAAGATGATTTCGAGTACGATGAAGATGAGTTAGTAGAAGCAGTAGTTACTATCGCTAATGACGCTTATGTTCTAAGAGCAGAAGAGAATCCTTTTATGATGGTAGATAGACCTTTCGTCTCTTACCAACACGATATCGTACCTAATAAATTCTGGGGTAGAGGAGTATGTGAGAAAGGTTTTAACTCACAGAAAGCACTAGATGCTGAGATGAGAGCTAGAATTGATTCTTTGGCACTAACTACTACACCTATGGTAGCTGCAGATGCTACAAGATTACCTAGAGGTATCAAGTTAGAAGTTAGACCTGGTAAGACTATCCTTACTAATGGTGACCCTAAACAAGCTATTATGCCTCTTAATTTAGGTTCTACTGACCCTAATACGATGCAACAAATTAACCTTCTGCAATCTATGATTCAGATGGGTACTGGAGCTGCGGATGTCTCTAATGTACCAGACAGAGCAACTTCTGCTGGTATGTCGATGATGCAATCAGCATCAATTAAGAGACAGAAACGCACACTAATGAATTTCCAGAATACTTTCCTAGTACCTATGATTAATAAGGCACTATGGAGAAAGATACAATTTGATGTCGAGAGATATCCAGTTGTAGATTATCAGTTTATTCCATACTCTACTATGGGTATTATGGCTAAAGAATTAGAGATGCAACAGATGGTCTCTATGATGCAGTCAGTTCCGAAAGATTCTCCAGCTTTCAATATTCTTTTGTTAGCAATCTTCCAGAACTCTAGTATCCATAATAGAGACCAAATTGTCAATGCACTGTTAGAAGGACTACAACCTAATCCTGAAGCACAACAGATGCAACAGTACCATCACCAATTACAGATGGAGCAGATGAAGGCAGACATTCAGAAGACTTTAGCTGAAGCTCAAGAAGAGATGACTAAAGCGATGAAGAATGCTAAAGAAGCAGGTGCTAGTGGAGACCAACCTAATCAATTAGATATTCAAGAGAGATTAATTAAGTTACAGAAAGAATTAGCACAAATAGATAAGATGAAGGCTGATACAGAAAGCACTAAAGTTGAGACTATGAGAACAGTACCTGAAGTTGACCATCTTAAATCTGAGACAGCACTAAATTATGCTAACGCAAGAAGACAAACAGTTTTACCACAATAGACTAAATTTAACAGAACAGGACGGTTGGAGAGACTTAATTCAAGAATTAAAGAATCTCGAAGACTTGACTAATCAATTAGATAGTGTGGAAAGTGAAAAAGACCTTTGGTTCGCTAGAGGTCAGTTGTCGATTCTAAGACAAATTATTAACTTAGAAGAGGTAACAAAACAGGCGGCAGAAGAACTCGATTTGTAGCTCTGCCATTAGATATTTTACGAAAGTCAAATATCATTTATTAATTCCATAATCCATAAAGGACGGAGAAAAATATGACAAGTATAGTAGTAGACGCAGAAGAGTCGACTGGTTCAGATATTCCTGAATCAACAATCGAACCAACAACAAACGATGCAGTAGAAACATTTGAAGCTGCTGTTGATGATACAGTAGAAGAACAGATAGTAGCTGAAGCTGAAGATTCAACAGAAAATGTAATACCTAATAAGTTTGCTGGTAAGAGTACAGAAGAAATTATAGAGAGTTATCAGAACCTCGAAAAAGAATTGGGTCGTAAGGCACAAGAAGTTGGAGAGTTAAGAAAACTTTCAGATAGTTTCCTTCAAGCACAGATTCAACAAGCACAATCTACACCAAAACAACAAGATACAAATGAAATTAAGGAAGAACCTGTCGATTTCTTTGATAATCCAGATTTAGCGATTAACAAGGCTATCGAAAACCACCCTAAATTTCAAGAATTTCAGCGTTTTCAAGCACAACAGGCTCAGGCTAGTGCGAAGACACAACTGGAGACAGTACACCCTGATTACACAGACATCGTAAAAGATTCTGGTTTTCAAGAGTGGGTTAAAGGAAGTCCGATTCGTATGCAGTTGTTCCAAGCGGCGGATGCTTACAATTACGATGCAGCTAATGAGTTATTGACTAACTGGAAAGATAGGTCAATGATTAATAAGACGCAAGAAGTAAATGAACAAGCAGAAGCTGAAAGACAAGCAGCATTAAAAGCTGGTAAAGCAGAATCAAGAACTTCTACAGGTTCAGCGACAGGCGGAGGAAAGACGTACAGACGTGCAGACTTAATTCGCTTAAAAATGACAGACCCTCAGAAGTATGAATCTATGGAAGGTGAAATTTTCAAAGCATATGCAGAGGGTAGAGTTAAATAAAGCTATATAAATCATAACAAGGAGTAAATAAATGGCTAATATGACTACGACTACTTCTGCGGTATTTATCCCAGAAATTTGGTCTGACGAAGTCATCGCTACTTACAAAGCTAATCTAGTAGTAGCAAACCTCGTCAAGAACTTAAACCACCAAGGTAAGAAAGGTGATACTATTCACATTCCTAATCCTGGTAGAAGTGCTGCTTCAGCTAAAGTTGCTGATTCAGATGTAACTGCAATCACAGATACAGCGGCTGATATCTCAGTGGCTATTGACCAACATTATGAGTGGTCAATGTATATCGAAGATATCGCTGAGTTACAAGCACTTAATTCAATGAGACGTTTCTACACTGACGACGCTGGTTATGCACTAGCTAAGCAAGTAGATTCTTCAATCATCACATCTCTAGATGGTGCTTCTGCACTAACTGGTGGTAATGCTGTTATCGGTTCAGTTACTAACTGGGATACTTCAATCCTACAAGGTATCGAAGCACTAAATGATAACGATGTTCCAGTTAACGACAGAGCTCTAGTTGTAACTCCATCTTGTATGACTGCTCTTATGTCTACTGACAGATTTACTGAGCAACAGTTCATCGGTGATGGTTCTGCAATCAGAACTGGTAAGATTGGTACAATCTATGGTGTTGATGTTTATATGTCAACTCAAGTTGGTACTGGTGCTACAGAGAAAGCTTTCTTATTCCAGAAAGACGCTGTTGTACTTGCTACACAACAAGCAGTTCGTACTCAAACTCAGTACAAACAAGAGAAACTTGCTGACCTATTCACTGCTGATACAGTGTATGGCGTTAAGGTTACTCGTCCAGGTTCAATTCAAGAATTATCTTCTTAATTTAACCCCGTGGCTCTTCCTCAGTGGAGAGTCACTCATTAAGTTAAGCGGAGATGAGGGAATATGGCAAAACTAAGCAAAAAGAAGAGACTAGCACTAGCAGTTCTTGCTATGCGTAGGCGTTTAAGAAATCCATAACAGGAATAGATTATGAGTATAGATAGAGGATACGGAATTGCTACATCAGCTGTACTAGCAGACAGTTATGACTTAGACGCTCTTATTGCAGATACTGAAGCAGCTAAGGTAGCAGCTGAAGCGGCTCAAGCAGCTGCAGAAACAGCTCAGAGTGCAGCAGAGACTGCGGAAACTAACGCTGAAACTGCAGAGACTAATGCAGCAGCAAGTGCTAGTGCAGCAGCTACATCGGAATCAAACATAGCAGGTAGTGAAGCGGTTTGTGCAGCTAGTGAGACAGCAGCAGCGGCTAGTGCATCTGCAGCAGCAACGTCAGAATCAAATGCAGCTACATCAGAGACTAACGCTGCAACATCAGAAACCAATGCAGCTACTTCAGAAACAAATGCAGCAACATCAGAAACTAATGCAGCTTCAAGTGCTTCTTCAGCATCTAGTAGTGCTACTTCAGCATCATCTAGTGCATCATCAGCTTCAACATCAGCTACAGCTGCAGCATCAAGTGCAAGTGCAGCTAGTACATCAGAGACTAACGCAGCAGCTTCAGCTACATCAGCTAGCACTTCAGCTTCTACAGCA